ATAATAATACATACAGGAGGAAATCAATATTTTACACCTTCGGGAAATGCTGAAATAAAAGAAGTACAAATTACTTTAAATGGTAATGATCCAAACTTAAAAGGAGAAAATCACACTTTTCAAATAATAGACAAACCATCTACAAAAATAGAAAAAACAAAAGAAGTATTTAATGGTGATAATGATTCAGACATTTATGTAGGTACTATTTATAAAAGTGATGAAACAACGCCCACAGAAACATGGACAAGAGGAGACCATGAGTATAAACCAATCCTTCAAATAATGGGAGAGGAAAGAATGAAAATGTACGCAAAACCTTTACGAGTATTTAGCGGTGATGTTTTTGGCTATATTGACTATTTAAGTGTAATATCTATTGACGGTATTGACAATGTTTTATTTATGCCAATAGAGTACGATTATAACGCAGAAACAAATATTACAAAGCTAAAACTAAAACAAATTTTGAACAATCAATTACCGGATTCAACATACAGTGATATTGATTATCAATTAACACTTGACTATGGTAATGTAGTAGAACCAACAATTAAAGGGTAGATAAATAAAATCTATAATAAAGAAATAAACGATAAATTTAATTTATATTTGTATTATGTTTATAAACGGTGAAAATAGGATTTTATATATAAAAATTAATGGCGAATTTTTACCGATTGGCTGTTTAACAGGCGATTCTTTTAGCGAAACTGTTGAAATGTTAAATACAACTACTAGAGATAATGCTGGCTGGGCAACATCAACGCCAACAACACAAAGCTATAATATATCTTTTGAGGGTTTAGTAATTAAAACAAGTTTTCTTACTGGTGGTGATACAACTAAAGTTTCTTTTGACAGATTAAAAGAGTTAAAAAGAAATAGAACTTTAATAGAATGGAAATCTGAAGATATTGATAATACATTTGTTGAAAGTGGAAAGGGATTTATAACAGAATTATCAGACAGTTCAAGTATTGACGATTTTATAAGTTTTAACGCTTCTATTGTTGGATACGGTAAACCAAATGAAACATCATTTATAACGACTTGGAGAACAACAACTAATAATGAAACTATTGTTATTGGATTAGATTCAAGTGAAATATATAATTTTAGGGTTGACTGGGGTGATAATAGTAATCAAACTGTTACTGGTAATTTAAATTTATCACATACTTATTCTGTTCCTGGTGATTATTTAGTAAAAATTAATGGAATTTTCCCAAGAATAAATATGTCAGCATTTGGCACAACTCCAAATAATCTTATTTCAATAAATAACTGGGGTATCATACAGTGGACAAGCATGAATAGTGCTTTTAAAAACTGCATAAATTTATATAATTGTAACTCTCAAGATGTTCCGGATTTATCTAATGTTACAAATTTACTTTCAATGTTTGAAAATGCCGGCTCTAATACTTCAAATTTATTTATAAATAATATTAATAAATGGGATACAAAAAACATTACTAAAATTTCAAGCATGTTTAAAGATGCCACATCATTTAATCAAAATATAAATGCATGGGATGTAAGTAATGTAACTAGTATGGTTTATGTTTTTGATAATGCAACATCATTTAATCAACCTTTAAATAATTGGAATACAGGCAATGTAATTAATATGTTTGCTATGTTTAGAGGTGCAACATCATTTAATCAAGATTTAAGTTTATGGAATGTTAGTAATGTAATTGGAACATCTCAAATGTTTAAAAATGCAACATCATTTAATCAACTTTTAAACAGTTGGGAAACTAATACATATTCTACAACTTCTAACATAGAAAATATGTCATCTATGTTTGAAAATGCGATTAGATTTGAAGCTAATTTAAATTTATGGGATACTAGCGGAGCTACTAATATAAATTACATGTTTAGAAACATAAATGAAACAGGCGGAATTATTGAAGTTTCTAATTGGGACGTTTCAAATGTTACTCAAGCTAGATTTGCTTTCGCACACAATCCTCTTTCTTCTTTGGATCTTTCAGATTGGGATACTAGTAGCATGACAAATATTCAAGGAATGTTTCAAGGAACAGATGTGTCTAATTTTTCAACAAATATTGAAAAATGGAATATGTCAAATGTTTTGTTTGCTTTTGCTTTTATGAGTTCTTATGATGGATATGAGCCAAAATTTCCACTAGCTGTTTATGATAATATTTTAAATGCTTTTGCAAATGAAACATATCATACAACGCCAACTAATTTAAGTATTCATTTTGGTGAATCTCAATACACAACTGCTGGCTCTGCATCTAGAAATAAACTAACAACCCCAGTAAGCTCCGGCGGTTTTGGGTGGACTATTACTGATGGTGGTTTAGTATAATATATATATATAAAATGGAAAATTTAAAAGGAACAGGATTAAACAAACCGGAAATAGAAACTTGGTTTATAGGTTGGAATAATAATAGAACTGAAATACATACTTATGGCTCAGTTACACCAACTCAAACAATGGATTCACCCTGGAATGAAATGGATTTTTATGAGGATGAACAAATTTGGCTAGAAGTTTTAAATAATAATAATATTTATCCATTTCTTGAATCCGATGAACAAAATGAGTTATAAAATCATATATTATGGACATTAATGATTTAAAAATAGGATTTATAAACTTTGCTGCGTTTTCAGTAAGTTTTACAAATGTTGAAAATTGGTTAAAATTAACATTATTAATAGTTACTATTGTTTATACTGTTTTGAAGATTATTAAACTATCAGAAAAAGAATGAGTAAATACTTTAAAAATATAGAGGAAAATATGAATTTAGATTTTCTTGCTAAATTAGACGAGGCAAGAGAATACGCTGGAATACCTTTTATTATAAATTCTGCTTATAGAAGCCCAGGACATCCGGAAAGTATTAAAAACCCTACTTCAAGCCATATAAAAGGATTAGCAGTAGATATAAAAGCAAAAGATAGTAGAACACGATTTTTAATATTAGATGCTTTATTAGCAGTTGGATTTAGCCGTATAGGAATAGCAGATACATTTATTCACGTTGATTTAGATTTAGATAAATCACAAAACGTAATTTGGACTTATTAAGAGGATTATTTCATACAATTATGTTTATTATGGGAGCAATCATAAGAACAGACTGTGTAAAATATCCAAAGTTATTAGTATTATGTACTTGGTTTGTTCATTTAGTTTATATCATATCGGGTATAATTTTTAGGTAATTAGGTTATATTATATCATTATGGGTATAATTTAATTTTATAACAAGGGTATTAATTACCCATGTATTTTAAACAAGAGTAAATTTATAGGAATATACAAACTAATAGTTTGTGTTTTTAAAATATTTTAAACAAGAGTAAATTATGAAGATATTACAAATTTTAGGAAATCTTTTAGGAATTGGCAAAGATGCTTTAAATAATAGGGCTGAATTAAAGCGTTTAAAGGCTAAACAGGAACATTCTATAATAGAGGCACAAACAAAGGCTCAAGTTGACAGAATACTATCAAATACTGATTCAGATAATCAAATAGATTTGATAACAGCACAGGATAAAAAACACAGCTTAAAAGATGAGGTTATAACGTACTTGTTTTTAGTTCCGGTAGTTATTGCAACAATAACCCCTTTTATAATAGCTTATAATAGTTCAGAATATACTAATCTGTCAGACGATATAAGAGTTTCTTATGAGAACTTAGACAAGTTACCAAATTGGTATAAATATGTTTTAGGGGCTATTGTAATTGATGTTTTAGGTTTTAGATCATTTGCTAGAAAAATAATAGATAAATATATTAAGTAATTGTACATGAAAATATACATAAAATGTATAAATGTATAAAATAATATACTTATTTATTAATTACATTGTAAAACTTTTCGTAATCATAACCTTCATCTCTAAAAGCTTGTCTTATATGTCTTGTCATTACTTCGCTCCCTTTTGCATATCCTAATGCAAAACCTAACAAGCCTAATAATATTGATACTATAAATATTTCTACGTTCATAATTGTTTATCTTTATATTCTTGCATCCATTCAGCTAACTTACTAGTTACATCTGCGTAAACACCAAATTGTTTAAAGTGCTGCTCTTGTTTATTATCTAAAAATTCTTTTGCTTCTAAACTCATAATTTAGTTATTTATATTACATCTTGAAATGTTGGAGGCTGAAATTCAATATCCGCATTATTTGGATACCTTTCTAAAATTCTTTGTACTACTTCATCTTGAGCTTTATCACTCATTTCAGTATTTATTAAATATCTGTCTCCGTTTACTATCATTGTTGTCATATCTATATATTTATTGTTTGTTTTTACTATCGTTATCTATTTATTTTATTTTTTATGTTGGTATTTCTACTCATAAAATTCTTTTATTGTATCGTTATGGTATCCCATGCCTCTGACAATCTCAAGCCATAACTCGTGCAATTCATCAAGTTCTAAATCTGAATGGTCTACTTGTGTAGATATTTTCTTATTATAAAATTCTAATGTAATCTTTAAAGGTTTGTTGTGCATATCTATTTGTTTTATTGATTGTTTTAATCTATTTGTATTTACTTGTGTAGATAGTAAATATTCTGTTTCATTCATAGTTTTATATTTTAGTCAAACAAATATATAAAAGATTTTATTAACTACAAAAAAAACCCATCTAAACAAATAGACGGGTAAAAACTAAAACTAAATATGAAAACTTCGTGAGAAGATTTACAAATATAATCAATTTTATTTAATAAAGTTAAATTTCATGTAATTCTTTAAACCTTTAAAAGATTCGTTTACAAAACCTCTTCTGCCTAGTTTAAAATTATTCTTTATCCAGTTAGAACTTGGTGATAAAGCTGGATAATTAAAATAATAAAAGTCGTCAGAAGTACACATATCAAACAATGCCTGGTGAGAATCACCTTTTTTAAATATAACTAAATCAGAATTTTTATATATTTTATTTTGTTTACAGTACTGATCTATTTTTTCAGCTCCTTTTAAATCTAAATGAGGCTTAAAACCAAATTTTAAAGATTTGTCATCTTTACCATGAGTAAGTATAAAACAAATATCATTTACAAAATAATGATTTATAAATTTTCTGTGATTTGTTACCGTTACATTTGTAAACTGTAATTCTGCAATTTGTTTGAATGCTTCATTAACAAAATAACCAAAGGCACCGGAATGATTGTCATTACAAATATTATTAAAATGTATTTCCTGGTAATTATCAACTAATCCGTAAAGTATTTTTAGCTTAAATTCTAAAGCAGCATCAAAACATTCCTCATTAGTCATGTTCTGAGGCAAAGAATGTCCGCCCCTAGTTGTTTGTGCATTAAAACCGTCTAATAAGTCGCCTAATTCATCAACGTATAAAATAGAGCTTTCTTGCTCTTCTAGAGTTTTTTCAATTACAATATCAGCAGATTTCATTAACTCTTCTTTGTTCCATTCTTTTGAGTACATTGTATTATTATCTACATCTGTATCCATTCCGATATGAACATCAGTAATAGTTAAAGTATCAAAATCTTTAGATTCTTCATGTTTTTTTACTTTCTTTTGTTTTATTGGTTTAATGTACTTTTTAATAATACTTTTAAAATCAAAAGATTCAACAACTTCTGAAGGTGTTTCTTTTTTTGGTGCATATTGAACCCACTGTTGACCCGTTGTTTTAGAAGTGCTTATTTTTATAACCTCAAAATCTTCCGGTATATCAATTGGTTTAGATTGTAATTTTTCAACAGTTGAAACTATTTCACCGTCTTTATCAAACTTTTTTTGTGTTTCTACAAATTTACGTTTGTTTGGTTTAGTTCTTTGTCTTAAAACAAAATCCCATTGTTCTTGAGTTAAGTAATAACGAGCTTGTTTTCTGTTAGATTCGTTTTCTTTTACTTTTAAATTTAATATTTCTGCTTCTTTTTTATTTTACCATTTTACTAACTTACTCATGTTTTTTTGTTTTTTGTTAATATTAAAATAGGGATGCTATTTAAACATCCCTATTGCATTAATTAATTAAAAAGGTAAATCACCAGCTTCAACTTGTTTAGGTTCGTTAGTGGTCGTCTCTGATTTTAATTTCTCGATTCTCCAGGCTGACAAACTTGTAAAATATTTATCCTTCCATTCGTTTGTACCAATGTTAAAAGATACTTTTACATTATCGCCTTCTTTTTGGTATTTAGTAAGATTTTCAACTTTTTCTTGTCCAAATACTTCAAAACAAAATATTTGTTCTTTACCTTCGTATCCGTCTTTATTAGATACAATAAAACTTTGTTTTTGCCATTCGTTACCGGTTGATTTAGCTGTACCGCTTTCAATTGGTAAAATCTTTTTAATACTTCCTGTAATTGATAATTCACTCATAATTTATTTATTTAATTTAGTTATTATTATTATTTATTCTTATTCTTTCAATTTCTCGCTCTAAATAATCTTTAGCTTTTAATAAATCTTGTAGTTCGTCTTTCTTTTTTCCAGCTCTACAAATATACTTTAAAATATTTCCTCTTGAAAAGTTAAGGTTAAAATCATTTATAACGTCTATAACATCGTAATCCTTTCCGTTGTCATAATGTATTTGAGTTGCTCTTTTCATAATTTAATTATATCTATTTATATATAATTCACAAAGTTTTGTCGCTTCTTTTTTAGCCTTAACTAATTTTTTAAATTTCGGATCTGTTTTATAAAGTTCCTCAGTATTGCTAATGTGTTTAAAATCTATAACATTTACAATTTCTCTAAACTGCAATTCAAAATCAATTAACTTTTCAGCAGTTATTTTAAAAGTTGTGTTTATTGTAACTATATCTGTTGGCTTCATGATAATTTAGCTTTTAATTCATCTTTTAAAGAAACCATTGCAGACTGTTCTGTTCTAGTTAATCCAGTAAATACCGCAGCCAATTCTTTTAACGTTTTACATTCTTTTAATTGTTCAGACGGTTGTTTTCTTTGTGGTTCTTCGGGTAAATCTTCACCAGCGTAAATATAAAGTCCTAAACCGTGTAATGCAATGGCTTTAACTGTACATCTTTGAATAGCCTTATTAACGTCCATCATGTTAACTTTATCAGCCGGAATAGATGCGTTTCTAAAATCCATAACTGGTAAGTAATTAATATGCTCTAAACCTTCAATAGTAACACCTACTTTTACAATAACTCCAGCTTTAGAGGCAAAATAAGGCATATTTGTATTTTCGTCATGATATACTTTAGATGTTGCAGTTGGTGAAACCTTTTTTAATTCAGCCCAAGCAAATGCCCAGGATAAATAAGTAAATTTACCTTTTTTTTCTGTTTTACTGTTTACGTTTACTTTACTTAGTTTTTCAAATATTTCCATAATTTAATAATTTAGTTTTTCAAATTTAATATTAATTTATTTATCGTGCAAATTTTTTAACATTATAAACATTTCAGAAGCAGTATAATTTTGTGCTTCAATACAACTATCAAAGTGTTTTTTTGTTTTCTGAGTTCTGCCTTTATGCGTGATTGTGCCAATATATTTACCTTTATTTTTTATAACATTTACAAAATAGCCCCTTCCTTCTACTATATTAGTCATTTTAATAAAATCCGGTAATCCTAAAAACCTATCGTTTTTTTTCATGTTGTTGATTTACTTTCAAAAGCTATAAAACCTAATTCATTTAATTCCTTTAACCTATATTTTTGCAAAGGCTTTAAAGTATCATTTTTTTCTTTACATTCTATAAATATAGGTGGCTCACCTTTTTTTAATGCTAATAAATCCGGGATACCATTTTTATTGGTTTTGATTAAATTTATAACATAATAACCCTTATTTTTATATTCGTTAATTACTTTATTTTGGTGTTTAGATGCCATAATCTTGCTTAAATATTTTTAAATTATAATCCTTTTTGTTTTGTACAGATTTATAAATTTTTTCTTCTATTCCATTCCTGGAGAAAATCCAAAAAACATCATTGTTTTTGCGTTCCATTGTTGTTAATCGATCTCTACTTTGCCAATAACTAACAGCAGAAAAATCAATATTGTAATAAACTAAATAATCTGCATTTCTTAGACTTATACCCTCTCGACCGCTTACTATTTGTAAAGCTATGTTTTTATCTGAAGTATTAAATTCTTCTAAATTATCGGTTAAATTATCTTTATATATTTCTTTTAATGCGTCATATTCTGCCTTAAATTTATAAAAAATACCTATTTTATTATTTTTAAACCTTTCCTTTATAAATTCAGCTTTTGAGTAATCTAAAACCTTTCTTTTACCGCTTTCAAATTTTACTGTTCCGCTATAAAGTTGATGCAATTTTGATTGTAATTTTACACTAGTATCAGCTAAAACAACTTCGTTTTTACCCTCTATTACTAAATCGTTTTTCAATTTTTCACAAAGATCATAAGTCAAACTATTCATGTCACAGTAAAGGATGTTTTCATTTACGTTAGTTTCAAAACCAGCTTGTTTTTGTGTAAATTTAACTAAATATTTATCAATAATAGGCTTTATTTTATCATAATTAGCCTCTGAATAATCATTTACGTTCGCATAGCCTAAATACTTTAATTTTACATTAACGTAACTCTTAGCCCATTTATAAAAGTTATTTTCTTTAAACGGTGAATAGTTAGAAACCCAAAACTGATGAAACACTTGGCTGTAACTTTCGGGAAATGGTGTTCCACTTAAAAAAACCATAGGCAAATTACTATATTTCTGTTTAAATATTTTAGCCGACTTATTGGGTTTTGGAAATGCGCCGAACCTATGATGTTCATCATGTATAACAAAATCAAAATCTAACCCTAATTTATGGATGCTTTCATCATTTAAGACTGTTATATCAAAAGTAAAATTAAAGTTGCTGTAATCGTCTAATATTGATTTTATAGCTTTCTTTTTAGTTAAGAATAAAACGTTTTTAGCCTTGTATAAATTTGCAATATTTAAAGCTGTTAATGTTTTACCGGTTCTAACCTCCATGCTTAGATAAACAATTTTATTTTTATTTAATATGTTTACGGCTTTTTCAGATATTTCTAATTGATACGGTCTTAGTTTCATAATTAAAACATTGTTAATTGTTGTTGATGTTCTTTTAATCTTTTCATTGCTGCATCGTAGTAATCTTTGTCAAGTTCACAAGCGGTAAGGTCAAAGCCTAAATTGTGACAAGCTAAAGCAATAGAGCCACTACCCAAGTGAGTATCAAGTATCTTATCGCCTTCTTTTGCGTAATTCATTAATAACCATTCATATAATTTAACAGGCTTTTGTGTTGGGTGTAGCTTACCTCCGTTTTTATTATTACATCCCATTGCCGAGCCTCTTGACATGTCAAAACATCTGATTGTTTTATTAAAACTTGACCAAGCTAATTCTGCATCTGACATTGTGAAATCTCTTTGTACCTTATTCCATATCAAAAAACATTGTGTTGGTTTTTTAATTTTATCTATAAAGTAATTCCCCCCCCATATTATTTGGTTTTTACTTACTCTAAATAATTCATCAAAATACTCTTGACTTGGTGTTTCATTATCCCATTCCGTTTCTTTATATTGCTTAAAACCTTGTTTTCCTTTATTAGCATTCATTGCCTTGTCTATACCAATACCATAAGGCGGGTCTACAATAGCAAGGTCAAAATAGTTATCGGGATACCTTGCCATTAGTTCCATATTATCTTCGTTTGTTATTTCTATCATGATTATATTAATTTAATTATTTTAAAATGGGATTTCATCTTCTTGTTTTATTTTATTATTATTAATAATTTCAAACCATCTGTTTCCGTTTGTATTACCTTGCTTGTAATCTAAGTTTAAAAAATTAGCATATTTTTTAACCCAGGTAGTAAATTTCTTTTGACTTAAATACTTTTTATAATCTTGATATTCATTTGTAAACAATGTAAACATTTCAATTTTATTATATCTTACATTAAAACTAAAGTTGTCATCTTCACTAATCCATTCGTAAAACTCCATTGAAGATTCAGCTATAAATTTTCTCATTTTTATATTCTTAGCGTTTTGTTTTATTAACCCTAATTTTAAATAAGATTGTAAACAGTAAATCATGTAATTATCAAAACATAAAAATTCCTCATCACTCCAATCGTCAAACAATTGGCGCCCAAATTCATCATAAGGTGTTAAATCTTTACCGTAATATTGTGCTATTTCTATTTCATGCCTTCTTCTGTCATGGCTATTCCCCTCACCTTTAATAGCGTAATTTGTACTTAATAACATTTTTGGGCTTTCTTCAACCTTTAATTTTATAGCGTCTTTGTTTTTACGCTCTAATGTCATTCCTTCAGTAACTAAGCTAAACTTACTTTCAAAGTCAAAGTTCTTTTTAACGTCATCAAAAACTAAAACATTTGTTTCCTGGCTAACTGTCTGATATGGAAAACTCTTTTTGTCATCAAAACTTTTACCGTCCAAAATACTGACTTTTCGGATTTGTTTTAACCCTTGAACAAATAAACCTTTTCCAGTTCCACCTTCCGGATTGTCAGAAATAACCTCATCATTTAAAATAACAGCCTTATTATTCATTTTATTTTTATAAGTACTCATTAAGTAACCAATAACAACTTCAACCGCTAAAGGTTCATTATTACTTATATTACTTATAAATTTCTTATATTCATTTTCAAAATTATTTAATTGCTTAAAATCTCTGTTAATTATTTGACTTTTCCAAACGTAACCGTTTACGTCAATGTAATCAACCAATTTAATTGATTCTTTTGTTATCTCTAAAATACCATTTTGAAAAGCAATAAAACTTTTATGTTTTTCATCATTCAACATTTTTAATTCAATAGTATCTAGCATTAATAAATAATTATCACTAAATAAGTTTTGATATGTACTGCAATAATTCCAAACGTCAAAAGCAGAACGCTCAGATAAATAGTTTAAAACAAAATCTTTTATTTTTTCGATTGATGTTTCGCTAACTTTATTACTTTCAATGTAAACAAAGTTTGATCTTTGGCTGTCAGTTGGAAAGTATTTTTTAAATCCGTTACGCTCTAAAAATAATTTATATTTTAGTGAATCAATAGTTATTTTTTTATTTCCGTTTTTATCTTCTTTAATATGCCAAAAATCGTCATGTTCATCAGCTTCTTTTATTTCCTCAAAAACATCTTCTGAAATATTGTATTTCTGTATTACTTTATCTTTTCCCTTGTTTAAATCCGATTTAATCCTTTTTAATGTATTATAATCTTCAAAGTATTTAGACCCAAACGCTCTAATTTTATAAGCGCTTTTAATAGCGTTTAATTTACCCTTTTCATCTTGACAGTTTCCATTAATATACTTGTTATAAATATAACTTTCTGCAGTACCTTGGGAAACTCCATATTCACAAAATTGACCAGCTAAATCAAAAATAAAATTATTCTTTTCACCATCAACAAAACTTTTATCAAAGTTAAAAGACATGATTTTTTCAATAATTACGCTTTCATCATTTATCAATAATGTTGGCACCCTTTCAGAATACGTAAAACCAGTATCAAATATTTCAGCTTCAAATATTTCAGCTTCATAATTAACAAAAATATTTTTATCATAACTTTCAAAACAAACTCTGTCAACATTACTGTTTGCAATGTCAAAATAATCTAATTTAAACCGGTTTTGAAACTCTTTAAATATTTTTGGGTGTGTTTCCTTAGTTAAATCATTAGAAACCTTTAAAACGCCTTTTATTCCGTTTCCGCTAGGTGAAATAAATAATAAAACAAAATGGTTTATCTTTTTTAACTCTTCTAAGTGGTTTAACATTATTTGTTCATTCGGATATTTATCAAAATCAACAACCATTAAACCGGAATGTTGTTTTAATCCGTTTCCATTTCTTTCTGTAAATTCTCCAGCAAATAAAATAGAAGGTAAATTTCTTTTGTGTGAATCCTTTTCAGCTTTGTTTTTTGCGTTTCTTATTTTTAATATTGAATCTTTAGAACTGCCGTTTTTAATTCTTTCAACTATTTTAGATAAACTAACAATGTAAGGAACATCTTTAGATTTATACAAATTCTTAAAAATAGATACTTTTATGTCTTTCATAATTTATTGTATTTAGTTTTATTTTTTACAATAGTACACTTTATTTTTGTTTTTTCCTATACCCCTATGGAAAATTTTATTTTTTTCTAGGGGGGGGGGTCAAAAATCGGTTTCAATGTGTACTATTGCGATTTTTTTCGTTTAAAGTGTTGATTTTAAATATATTAAACAGTACACATTGAAATGTTAAATTTGCTCAGATCCGTTGTTAATTAAGATTTTATCTGATATTTCTGTTAATTCTTTTGGATTTAAAGAGTAAGCTGCGCAAACTTCTTGTAATTTACTAAAGTCATTATAATCAAATTTATTTAATAACCATTGAATGAACTCTAATTTATTAGCTACTAATTTATCTCCTAAATCTTTTTCGTCAACCTCTTCAACCTTGGCAAAGTAATTGTTTTCAATGTCTAATAAATCCGACATAGTTCTTTTAACGTTGTTTTTAACCCTTTGTTTAAATATTCCAATAGTATTAACCTCTTCTAAAAAATGAAGGTTTACAAATGAAGTTATAATAGCTCCGCTTATTTTTTCTAGTTGTTTTTCTGTTAGATTCATTTTAAAATAATTCTGTTTGTTTAATATCTTGTTTTTTTATTATACCTAAAGCAGTTTCAAAGATTGTTTTACCAGCTTCATAATCTACAAGGTTTCTTGCTATCTTATTTGTTGGTTGTTTACCTTTGTATTTATAAAAATCGTAATCGTGAAATTCACATAATCTTTTAACTTCATTTACTCCTTGACTTATACCAATAGGAGGTCTTTCGTTTATATTATTTTGTAAATTAAAATTAGTCCAATATAAATGTCTACCTCTTTTCTTTGATGGTATTAAAGGAGTATAAAAAGGTATTACATTCTCTACAACATACCTACCTTTAAAAAAATTATCTAAAAATATTACTTCTTGATAAAGTTTCATATCTGGGTATTTCATTTTAATTTTATTCTTATTACTTGTAACTAATCTACTATGCGTAGGACAAGGAGGCGAACTCCAAATAAAATCAAACTCTTTGTAATGGTCTAAAAGATATTGGTGTGCATCTGCTACTATTACTGTATCGTTTGGGAAACGCTCTTGATATAGTTTAGCAAGTTCCTCATCCCATTCAACAGCAGTAACCTCTATATCTTCTTTTACTTCATTCCACTTGTATCTGTTTCCACCTAAACAAGCGTATAAATTCAATATCTTCATTTTAATATGTATTTATTATTTCGTAATTGTTTTTTAATTTCCAGCTAAAAGAATCTACCTTTAATTTTACCGCTTCTAATAATTCTGAATGAAAAGAAACGTCTAGTTTCTCTAAATACAATTCTAATTCTGATTTTTCTCTAACTTTACCATCTAAAACAACAGCATTATCACTAATTTGTAAATATAAGTTTTTACAAAATTCTGAGTAATTACAATATATTTTAAAGTTGTTAATACTGTGGGTAATATTACTCCTGTTGTAATAATAACCTTTTAAATTTAATAAATCTGCAATGTACTGAGTTGTAAATCCGTTTTCTTTATTTAATACATAATATAAAACTGATCTAGCTTCAATATAATTCCTTTGCCTTGTTTTTTCTAATATATTAAAGCCACAAATATCATTTAGTTTATTTATTGTTTCCTCTACTATTATATTGTTTTTCATTCTATTTAATTTTAAAGTCTTTGTTTGTCTTTATGTTTTCTGTTGTCTTTATTTCTTTAATAAGTTCTTTGGCTTCTTTTAAAGTATCAAATTCACCTATTAATTGAAATTTTTTCTGATATACTTTTGTTTTTTTCATGTTAATAATATCTATATTCATAAAATGATTTTTTTGCAGATTCTATTTCTTGCTCTAAATAATCTGTAAAAGTATTATAAATGTAATCTAGTTGCATGTCAGTTAATTCGACTAGTTTATCTTTCACCCATATCTCGCAAAAAATTTCGTTTGAATGTTCATGTATTTCTATTTCTACATGATATTCGTCAGTGCTATGGTTAAGACTTGCAAAAGTTGGTAAATTATGCAAATTATCTGTATCACCGTAATTAATTCTAAATTCATTGTCAGAAATTATCTGTTTTAGTTTTTTTGTTTTCATATCTTAGTGGGCTATTTTATTATCTATTACTTCTATAAAATGTCTGCATTCGCTCCTGGTCATTGGTGGGTATTCTTTACCTTTAAATGTTACTTGGTAAATTGGATCTTCATAAGTTGATTCTGATGTTTCTACTATTGTAAATTTTTTCATTTCTTTAAATCTTTGATGGTTTCTAATTCTGCTTTTAATATTTCAATTTTGATTTCAGTTTCTAACAATTCTAATTTACCTAAAAGATATAAATTATCTGAAGCTGTTGCGTATTGTTTTAAAAATTCTATTGTTTCATTCATGTTAATTTATTTTTTTTATTAAGTGAATAGCTCTAGCTATTTTTTTAAGTTCTTGTATTATTTTATTTAGTGTTTCATTCATAATTAAACTATTTCAATATTTCCGTTTTTGTAATGCTTACAAACAAGCCCTGTTTTTAATACAACAACCTTAACAGGTTTTGAGTTATTGTTTTCTTTACGTTCTTTAATAATTCTTTTAATTGTTTCCATGGTTTAAATAAATTTTTGGTTTTTTAATACTTGGTTTATTTCTTTAATTAAATCGTATCGTTCTCCTACTGTATAAATTCCTTTGTAAAAGTCAATGTCGATTTGTTCTAGTGTTTCTATTAGTTCTTTCATTGTGTTTATTTTAAAGGGAGGTTTTACCCTCCCGTTTGTTTTTATTAATTCATATAAGGATAAACCTTTTCAACTTTAGGAGTGTACTCATTAGCAAAACCTTTAGTAATATTGCCTTTAGTGTTTATTTCAACATCTACAAAAGTTGTAGTAGTTACAACATCAGTCAAGTCCCTTACGTTAAATATGTTTAAAGTTACATGCCCTTTACTTAGGTTGTGAACAGATACAGTTTGATTACCATTTAATCTTTGAACTTTTTTAGTTATTCTTTCGATTGT